GTTATGGATAAATCTATGGTGTAACATATCAACCTCAATCTCCTGCAAATTTTCAGTACTATGTTCGCAAACAGAATGATAAAAAACATCACCAATTTTAACTTTATTACTAACAGCATTATCAGTTATTTTTTCAATCCCATCATTATCACCAACATAATTTATAAAACGACTAAAATGTGATTCCACTGAACTAAAAGGTGGTAAATTAGTTAATAGATTAAAGGCTGTTGTTGATGAGTTTTTTATTATACCAATATATAAATCACTAATAGGTTCATTTAAATTATTATATAAATTATCAATATTGATATTTCTATTTAAGAAAAAATTAATATTACTACTATCATATGAATTAACAGAAAATGCACATGTATCCAATTCTTCAATAACGTCAACAACTTCTAAAACTTTAACATAATACTCCAACAATTCTTTTTCAATAACTTTTGACACGTAGTATTGTGGTTTTATTATTTGTTGAATTTTAGGTCTTTTTTCTTTTGTTATTTTGGGTGCGTCTTTAATTTTTACATCGAGACCTCTAATGTTTTGGAACGTCTCATTATCGTAAATTATATTATCTTTTAAAAAACTAACCTCATCAATATTTGATTTTGATAATTGTACAGTTTTTAAATAATTATCTGGTAAAGCTATTGTATTTTCTCTTATTGTATTTCTTATTATATTTGGGTCTACTGATAATTGACTTGTTCGACCTAATTGGAGAAAAACACTTTTCTTTGGTGGTGTATCGATAAAAATTTTATCATTATCAACAAACACAACCTCATAAAAACCATTAGATAAACCATATCTATCGTTACTAGTTAGTTTTATTTTATCTCCAGGTGCAAAATTATGACCTAACGGTAAATATAAACCATAGTTTTCAGTATAAATTTTACTTGTAAACATTTGAGCTGGTAAACCATTTGTTAAATTTGTATTAAAACCTGGTCTTCTAATATTTTTTAATCCTTTCGAAAATATTTGATTACCATTCGCATCAAAATTTGATTCGACTCTTTTTGATTTCAAAATAACAATAGACCAATTATCTAAATTAATATCAAAAATATCTTTATTTAATTCAATTTTAACATCACCATTTGTCGTTTTTTCATAAACATTTAGATTTATAATTGGGTTAATTTTGCCATAAAATCTAAATGTTTTTGAATTGTTTTTTTCTGTTAAATATTGATCTTGTTGTGAAACATTATAAAATAAATTATTATCATATTGGATTTTTTTATTTTCCTCTAAAACTAATCTAGTACTCAATTCTTTATTTCTAGAACCAATAAATTTTTTTTCACCTAAAATTTCTATAATATCACTCATCTAGTAAAATAATTTTTTTCAATATCGTATAAAGAATTAGCATCTTTCCAAATACCAAAGTAATAAAAATTACCCTTATAACTATTATTATTTAAAACTGGGTTTGTTGTTATGGTATCATCCTCAACGTATATTTCTTCAGTGTTATTTCTTGGTACTAATTTGTTAATATTCTTACCACCTTTATTATATGATGAGTATACACCATCTTTAATTAAATCAGGTAAATCGTCAGTTATATCATATATTAAAATTTCCATTAGCGGTTCTTTATTTGTGAAAATAACTGAGTTTATAAAAACACCATATGTGTATTGATCATTTACAACTTGGTTGAATGCTTTATGTACACTTTGACCATTGGCATTTGAACCCTTTTTCTTAGCTAAAGAAGAAGCATATAATGAAGGTATAAAAACGGTTGTAGTATTATCACCGTAATTCCAAGTCGGTTTTTCACCAAAAATACTGGTACCATATCTACCATCTTCTCCATATCCAATAAAATCATCATCTGAAAATAATTCAGTAAATATGGATCCAAAGTTTATACCATTACCATGTTTAACACCAATTCCTAAATATTTCTCGTAATCACTGATTTTTATATTAAACGTTTTGGAAGGGTCAATATCAATCTCGTTTAAACATCTTACAGCTGTTTTAATACCAACAGCATTTTCAGCAAAAGAACCTTTACCTAAATCAATTGGAAAACTATTTATTTCAAATCTTGGGACTAAAACTGAACCAATTATTTCGGGTTCTGAGATATCGGAAATAGTATTATAACTTAGCGGAAAATTCCAGTATAAATCAACTTTTCTTTCATTAAATTGCGGGAAATAACTAACAGAATCACCTGGAAGTAAAACGTTATTTTGATCATGTTTTTTATAAACCGTTTTAATTGTGTAATATTTTCTTTTTCTATTTAATAAATCATATTCAAATAAACCAGTCCAAGTACCTTCCCAACCACCTAAAAATGCATCACCTGTTGTTGTTGATGGTATTCTAACACCTGGTACTATATAATTAAAAAATTGACCGAACGGTTCTCGCCTATTCGTAAATCCGTCATCAGTATCATAAATCTCAAAAGCATAATAACCTTTGGTTGGTATTCCTAATGTTGTGTCATTTGTTGGTATTAATTCACCTGATTCGTCAGTTATATAGTAATCAGTATACATCGGTAATGTAATCCTAAAAATACCATTATAAAAAGACCCCGTATAAACACCAAGTCTTTTTCTACTACCAGGGGTTAATTTATCATCTAATCTGTAAACAACAACCTCTAATTTTTGGAATGGGAATAAACTACCGTATTCATTAACAGCAACATTATCTTTACCAAAAATTTCTGGTTTTTCACTATCACCTGTATCGTTCACACCTGGACTAACAAAAGCATTATCAAATCTAATATAAAAGCTTTTATCTGTTGTTTGTATAAAACCAAAAAATATTGCCGTTGGTGTATATTTGTAATTAATTCTAAAATCACATCTAGTAATACCAACGTCACAAGCGTCATTATCACCCCAGAAAGGTGATACTGTTATTTGTTTTACCTGATGAAAAATATTTGGCATTTCATCTAAATTGGTTTTAAGATCAATCTCATAGTTATTGTTACCCAAATATTTAAATCCAGGTACCCTATCAACATTTTCAATGTCCTCGTTTGTATTCGCGTTTGCATTTAATAACGTTGTTAATTGTTCAACACTATTATTTAGTGAAATTTGTTCTACTAAATCATTAGCTGTTAATTCAAAAGAATTTGTATCAAATAAATCAAAATCCATTACAATATCATGCTGACCTGTTGGTACACCAAATATCATATAATCACCAGATTCATTTGTTACCGTGGTGTATTTATAATATTTATCCATTACTTCAACATATTGCGGATAATTTGCAAAATCACTTGGATCGGGGAAGTTACCAACGGATCTATGACTTAGGTTTTTAGTATTTCTAACCCTTGGTAATAAATTGTATCTAACACCATTTGGGAATGTTGTATTAATACTATCAAAAGGGTAGATTTCGGTAATTTCGGGTCTTAATGAATCTTCAGCTGTAATTGGTATAAATACATTTACTTTAGCATTTTGAACACCAAAACCACTATTTAACATAACTCTACCAACAATAACCCCATAATCAGAACATTGTCTTGTATATGTATCACTACTACTAATTTTTAAACTAAGAATTTCTAAATTATCAAACTCCTGATCTAGTTTAACGTTAATAACTTTATCATCACTGTTTAAATCAACAGGAATTCTTATATTTCTTTCATCCATATTATAATATTGATAAATTTTGGGTTGTTGGTATTACAACAATATCAATTTCAGGTAATTTTATTTGTAATATTTGATCGTTTGTTACCTTAATAGCACCAGTTGTTAAGTCAATTTCATTTGTGTTTAAATTAAGTAATAAATCATCACTTAATTTGCTTGTAGAATAATTGCCACCCACTTTATTAAATGCTTTAATATAATTAATGTTTAATACACCATCAATTTGTGATAGTTTTTTGATTAGATTACCAACCAAATAACTCTGACCTAAATCTGTCGTTTCTCTATTAAATTCATCAGTAACTGTTGAAACTATATTTGCAACTGAACTAATTTGTGAACCAGAATCAACTAATACTGAAATTTCAAAACCAATATTGATAACATCGGCTGGTCTAACAACAACATAATCATTTATCATTCTATATCTTGATAAATAATTTGCGATGTTTTCCAGTACTGTTGATGTTACAGTATTTGTTAAATTACCATCAGTATCTGTTGATAGTACCGAAACGTTGATTTTATTTTGTATTTGTGATATACTAGTTTTAGATGGTACGCCAAATTTTGCTGGCATACCTAAAACGATAGCTTTGTAATCTTGTAATGTTACAGCTCTATTTTGTGCTGCAAAATTATATGAGATATAATTTCTTAATTCCTCGATTGATGGTTGATCACCACCACCAATAGCGGGTGTAACGTTTAAAACTGTTAATGAATTTCTAACAATAGAGTTTATTTGTTCATCAGACCCATTAATTTTAAAAGAAACCTGACCAACGGTATCAATAGTGTTGATACCAACGTTAGTGTCAGCACCACCACCAATTCTATATTTAATATACATTGTGGTGTTGGCTATTGGGGCAAAACCTAAACTATTGTTATTTAGGAAACTTTTTAAATCAAAACTACCAGCATCAACAAAATCATCTAAAATATCCAAACCTTGGTTCGTCATTGAACCAAAAGTCAACGTACAAAAACCATTTGGTGTATATTCTCTTATAAATCTTCTATCAGTTTTTATATAATTACCGCGGTAAATACCATTAACTGGAGGTGTTAATCTATCTTCAATAAAAACACTATCTTCAGCTAATGATTGTACCTCATACCATTTATTTATATCTGAATTAAATTCAGATATTGTTGGTGCTGTTTGGAATGTTGTACCATTTTTATGTATAATAGACTCAATTGATAGTACATTATTTTCAGGTAGTGTAATTTGATAAAAAGATCTTGTATTTGTTATTTTTTGTGTGTATATTCTGGTAGCACCAGCTGTAACAATACCTGTTTTAGTTATTCTGTATGATGTTAAAACCCCATTGATAAATATTGGTACCTTTGTTCTATCAACTTTACCAGAAATATTAAAATTAGAAGCAAAATCAATATCATACAATAATTCAAATGAATTTTCACCTGATAAAAATTGTGATCCAGCATATAATATTGGTAAGTATCTAGCATCTTCAGCGTCACCTCTAACGGGTACCTGAACACTAAATTCACAAACGGCAATACTAGATGATCTACTAGGTAATTTTAACCCATATGTTTTAGCAATATTAAATAATGATTGTCTTTCCTGAGCATAATCTAAAACTGTTTCTTGTAATGCTCTGTCTATATGAAAATGTAAATTATCCGCAATCGCGGCATTTAAATCTAAAAAAACAGATAATATTGATGCATCATTGAAATTTTGCACCAATCCTGGATAATATTGTTTTATATAATTAATTTGCTCATTTTTTAATGAAGCAAAATCTCTTTTACTGTAATTAATTTGTTTTGCCATTTTATAATACTAAAGTTACTGTATCTGGTGATTGAAAAGTACGACTAGTTATTACATAATCAATCTTTATTTTTATGGTATGTTGTTGTTTTTGATCATTAATATATTGAATATTATCATAAAACGTTTCAATCGTTATTTTATTTATTTTTAGATTTGGTATATATTTTTCAACCGCATCATTAATTTCATCTTCAATCCTACCAATAACAATATCGTCTAACGGTTCAAATACATATTGATATAAATTAGTTCCAAAATCTGGTAAATAATAACGACTACCCTTTCTAGTTAATAATAAATGTACTAAATTTGATTTAATTTCACGCTCTGGTATTTCAGTTAAACGTAAAAAATCACCACTATCACTATCATCAAATGGGAAATTAATTCCGTATGTATTCTTCCTAATATTCATGGTTTTATTTTATTCATAAATAGTAAGAAATAATATTTTATTGTAAAGAAAAAGCCACCAAAAAGGTGGCTTTTTTTATTAACTTGAACATCCAAAGCATTCAAATTGGGTATTTTCTGGTTTTTTTTGTACCTCATTGGAGCTACCACTTGATAATTTCGAATTGTTTTCTATTTTTGATTTGGTTCTGGTATAATATACACCAGATTTTAAACCACTTTTCCATGCATACATTAACGCACTTGATATTTTAGAATATTTAGCATCGGCATGATAAACATTTAATGATTGTGATTGGTCAACAAACTTATTTCTAATCGCCGATAATTCCAATAATGTTTTTTGCGATATCTCCCAAACATCTTTATATCTTTCTCTAATCTCTTGTGGTATTTCACCTATCATTTGTACACTACCACCATTTGCGATAATTTTATTTTTTATATCATTATTCCATAAACCAATATTATCCAAATCGCTAACCAGGTATTTATTTATCACTAAAAACTCACCTTGACCAACTCTTCTAGTAAATAAATTCGATGTTACAGGTTCAAATGATTCAAATACACCTAATAAAATAGCTGAAGATGCCGTTGGCATTAAACCCAATAATAATGAATTTAATATTGGTATTGGTTCACCTGGAGCTAAAGGACTCCACCCTTCAATATATGTTTCACCATTAGCGTATGGGCTACCCTCCCAAGATGGATATGTTCTATTTTGTTCTTTAGCCATGATCATCGATTCTGTTACCGCTGCTTTATACATCGCCTCAAAAATATCATTATTCCATTTTTTAGCTTCTTCACTTTCAAACGCTATTTTCTTTTTAGCAAAGAAGTCAGCCAAACCAGCAACACCAATTGCTAAAGATCTTTGATCTAAACCAGCTAATTCACTCCAATCATCACTCCATTTATTTTTATCAATAACTGAGTTTAACGCTCTAACCATAACTCTCGTACTTTTTTGAATTGTTTCTAAAGTATCATGTTCAGCTAAATTTATTGAGCCTAATGTACATTGTGATGTATAACCAGGTTTTGAAACATTTGTAATTTCTATACAAAGATTACTTTGTTTAATAACGCCAATATTTCTTTGCATGTTTCTTTTATTAGCATTATCTTTAAAGAAAACATATGGTCTACCACTTTCAACTTGTGCTTTAATGATAGCATCCCAAATTGTTTTTGGGTTAATTGGAGCACCTAAACCCAATTCAACGGCTTTATTATACTCCGAAACAAACTCATCACCCCAAGTCTCATGTAATGGTTTTAAACCAGCTTTTTCAATATCATTTGGACAAAATATATACCAATCTTCATTGTTTATTAATTTCTCCATAAATAAATCATTAATAACAACAGCTAAGAATAGGTCACGAGTTCTTAATTGCTCATCGCCGATAGGTAAAGTTAATTCAAGGAAATCCATAATATCACGGTGCCACAACGATAAGTATAAAGCACAACTACCTGAACGACTACCTTGTTTGTAAAACCTCATTTTACTTTGAACCATGTCAGCTAGTCTAATAACACCACCAGCGTTACCATTGAATGAACCAACCATAGAATGTCTACTTCTTAATGGATCGATTAATAAACCAATACCAGCACCTTCTTTTGATGCGTATGATATTTTTGTTAGTGTATCTTCAATACCATCAATACTATCACTATAGAGTGTTGTTAAGTTACAAGAAATCATACCATTTCTTTTATCAATACCAGCATTAGTATAAATTGGTGTAGCAAAATTCATACGTTTATTGGTTAATTCTTCAATAAACATTTGTTTTTCAACTTCAGAATTAGCTAAATGTTTAGACACTCTTTCGTACATACAAGATGGTAATTCTATTGGTGTGTTACCCTCTTTTTTAGCATATTTTTTTAAAAAAGTTGTTGCAGCGAAAAAATCATATGTTAAATCAACAGGTTGTAATTCTTTACCAATTAATTTAGATTGTCTACTCAATAATAATCTACCACCTAAAGTCGAATAATCAGGGTGATTTATTACTTTATCAGCTGATTTAAAAGCAATCAATTCGTCTAATTCGGTTGTAGTCATACCATCATAAATTAATGGTACAACCTCCGTAAATAAACTATCACAATCAACATTTAAATTTTTAGCACTACTTTTAATTCTACTTAAAATTTTGTTAGGCATAAAAGCCTGAAATTCACCATTTCTTTTTTTAATTCTCATTACTAATTATTTTTTTTTATTAAAATTCATCATCAAAAATACCATCAGTTGTTGTTGGTATATCTACCCTAGTATATTGCCCAATTCTTTGTTCAAAGAAATTGTTTTTAGCTGAAAGACCAATTCTCGCCATGTAATCTAATGGATTATTAACATTAAATTCAGGCTCTAAACCAAAATCTTTTAAAACAATATCGGTAACATATTTTACATATGTTTTCATCATATCGGTTGTTAAACCAATTAAACCATTTGGCATGCTATTTTCAACAAAAACCTCTTCAACTTGACAACAAGATAAAATTATTTCGCGAACTTCCTCTGGCGCTAATTTATTAATAACATACGTGTTATATAGATTAACAGCAAATTCATAGTGTAAGGTCTCATCTCTTAAAATTAATTCATTCATACCAGCAAGACCTTCCATTTTATTTCTTGATCTATACCAAAAAACACCAGCAAAAACTGAGC